AGACGCGACCAGGTCAGAAACGGCGTTCGCCGGCTCCGACGCTTGTGGCGCCGGTGGTTCCGTTTGTGGAGCCGCCACGAAGTGATCCGGGTGGTGCCGGCGGCCTCGACTACTTCCGCGCCCGTGCCATCCGCGAGAGCTACCTGGCGCGGCTCGCGAAGATCGAGTTCGAAGAGAAAACGGCGAAGCTGATCAGCCGTGACGAGGTGCAGGTGGCGGCGTTCACGAAGGCGCGCACGGTGCGCGACAGCCTGCTCAACATTCCAGACCGCCTGGCGGCGACGCTGGCCGCCGAGTCCGAGGCCGATAAAGTCCACCAGATGCTGACTGTGGAGATTCGAAAGGCACTTGATGAACTCGCTGGCGCAAACAGCGACTGAAGTTTACGACGAGTCCTTCCGCGCGGGCTTGCGCCCGGATCCGCTGCTGACGGTCTCAGAGTGGGCTGACCAGCACCGGCGGCTCTCCGGCAAGGCCGCCGCAGAGCCAGGACCATGGCGAACCGACCGGACTCCATATCTGCGCGAGATCATGGACGGCCTGTCGCCGTTGTCGCCAGTCGAGCGTGTGGTCTTCATGAAGGGCTCACAAATTGGAGGGTCCGAGTGCGGAAACAACTGGATCGGCTACATTATCCACAAGTCGCCTGGGCCGATGATGGTCGTCCAGCCAACGGTCGAGATGGCAAAGCGCAACTCGAAGCAGCGCATCGACCCGCTGATCGAGGAATCGAGCGCACTCCGGGAGTTGGTCAAAAGCCCTCGGTCGCGGGACTCCGGCAACACCGTCCTGTCGAAGGAGTTTCCGGGCGGTGTGCTGGTGATGACCGGCGCCAACTCCGCCGTGGGCCTGCGTTCGATGGCGGTGCGCTATCTGTTCCTGGATGAGATCGACGCCTACCCGGGCGATGTCGACGGTGAGGGCGATCCCATCAACCTAGCCTACGCGCGCACGCGGACTTTCGCGCGGCGCAAGGTCTTCATGGTCTCAACGCCGCTCATCACGGGGTTGAGCCGGATCGAGGCGGCGTACGCGGAGAGCGACCAGCGGCGCTACTGGGTGCCGTGCCCTCATTGCGGCGAGTTTCAGGTGCTGAAGTTTGAGCGGCTGCGCTGGCCCAAGGGCGAACCACAGAAAGTCGCCTACATCTGCATTGCCTGCGAGCGGCAAGTCTTCAACCACCACAAAGCCGGAATGCTTGCGGCAGGCGATTGGAGGCCGGAGGCGCCAGGCGACGGTCGCACGCGCGGCTATCACCTGTCGAGCCTGTACAGCCCAGTGGGCTGGTACGGATGGGATCGCGCGGCAGATGACTGGGAGAAGGCTCAGAAGGACGTCGAGAGGTTGAAATCGTTCGTGAATCTGGTGTTAGGCGAATCCTGGCAGGAGCGCGGCGACGCACCCGACTGGCAGCCACTCTACGACCGGCGGGAGGATTACCCGATTGGGACGGTGCCCAAGGGCGGATTGTTTCTCACCGCTGGCGCCGATGTCCATCCGAACCGCATCGAAGTGGAAGTGATCGCCTGGGGACGCGCAAAGGAGTCCTGGTCGGTCGACTACCGCGTGCTGATGGGCGACACCGCCCGGCCCGAAGTGTGGCGGCAGCTTGACGCCGTGTTGGATGAAGAGTTCCCGCATGCCAGTGGCCTGCGGCTGCCGATCCGGGTGCTCTGCATCGATTCGGGTTATAACCCGCGCATCACATACGACTGGGTGCGCGGCCATCCGCAGGCATCGTGGGGTCCAGCGGGAGCGCGGGCAGCGCATCCGAAGACGGCCGTCGCTGTGAAGGGCACGGCCCGAACGGACCGGCTGATCCTGGGGGCCTCGCCAGTCGATGCCAGCAAGAGGCGCGGGACAAGGCTGTGGATGCTGGGCACTCCGGTGGCGAAGTCCGAGTTGTACAGCAGATTGCGGCTCGTGCCGCCAACCGATGAGAGTGGCGAGCCGTTCCCGGCTGGCTATTGCCACTTCCCGCGCTACGAGGAAGAGTACTTCCGGCAGCTGACCTCGGAGAGCTTCATCAAGGGCCACTGGGTCCTGGGCGCCAACACGAGGAATGAAGCCCTCGACGCGAGAGTGTATTCGCGGGCAGCGGCCTCAATCTACGGCATCGACCGTTTCGCGGAACGGCACTGGCGGGAACTTGAAACGCCGTTCGAGTCGGCGCGTGAGTCTGCCACTGCTTCCGCAGCGGACGCTCCGCTGGCAGAAGCAGGAAATGGGAATGCACAACGCGGCCTTCCTGGCCGGCGGATCATCCGAAGTCGGTTCCTTCAAAACTGAAAGTGCCTTACACCGAACAGCAATTGCAGGCGCTCCGCGACGCCCTAGCCAGTGGTGTGCGCAAGGTGCGGTTCGCCGACCGCGAGATGGAGTTTCGGGATGTGGCCGAACTGAAACAGGCGATCGCCACGGCTGAAGCGGAGCTGGCCAAGAGCGCCGGGACGCCGTTTGTGCGACAGATCCGAGTTTCCACGGGGAAGGGCTTCTGAATCGATGACGCTGCTGGCTCGATTGAAGGCTTCACTGCCCTGGCGCCCGCGGATGGCATCCGGCTATGAGGCGGCGGCCAGCAGTCGCCGCACTTTGGGCTGGTTGGCGGCCTCGAGCGACATCAACACGCTGGTGTTCGGAGGGCTGGACACGTTGCGGTCCCGCTCGAGGGATATGGTGCGGCGCAATCCCTGGGCGACCAACGCGCTGGATGCATTTGTCGCCAACTGCGTGGGCACAGGCATCAAGCCGCAGTCGCTTTACCCGGATGCGGCGGTCAGGGAGCGCATCCAGAAACTCTGGCTGCGGTGGACAGATGATGCTGATGCCAGTGGGCTGACCGACTTCTACGGGCTGCAGGCGCTGGCCTGCCGGTCGACGGCTGAGGGTGGAGAATGCCTCATTCGGATCCGGCCGCGTCTGGCCAAGGACGGCCTCAGCGTGCCGCTGCAGTTGCAGCTTCTCGAAGGCGAGCATCTGCCGACAAACGAAAACCGGCGTCTGGAAAACGGCAATTTCATTCGCGCCGGGATTGAGTTCAACGCCATCGGCAAACGGGTCGCCTATCACCTCTACCGGCAGTATCCGGGCGACTCGCTGCACCCGATGGCATCGACAGAGCTGGTTCGTGTGCCGGCAGAATCCGTATTGCACCTGTTCCGGCCGATCCGTCCAGGTCAGCTCCGAGGGCAGCCTTGGCTCACCCAGGTGCTCGTGAAGCTGCACGAACTCGATCAGTACGATGACGCCGAACTGGTGCGAAAGAAGACGGCGGCGATGTTTGCCGGCTTCATCGTGAAAAACTCACCTGAGGATCAATTGCTCGGTGAGGGAGCGGCCGACGCAAACGGCACCGCGCTGGCCGGCCTCGAGCCGGGAACACTGCAGGTTCTATTGCCGGGCGAGGATGTGAAGTTTTCAAGCCCGGCTGATGTCGGCGCCAGCTACGAGACCTTCATGCGCGTGCAGTTGCGTTCGATCGCGGCCGGCATCGGGATCACCTACGAACAGCTGACCGGCGATCTGACCGGCGTGAACTATTCGTCCATCCGTGCGGGCCTGCTCGAGTTTCGCCGGCGCTGTGAACAGTTCCAGCACCAAGTGCTGGCCTTCCAGTTGTGCCAGCCCGTGTGGCGGCGTTGGATTCAGGCGGCGGTGCTTTCTGGTGCCCTGCCGAATGTGGGGGATTTGTCGGTCTATTACGAGGTGAAGTGGATCCCGCCCGGTTTTGCCTGGGTCGATCCGCTCAAAGACATCAAGGCCCAGATGATGGCCGTGCGCGCGGGCTTTAAGAGCCGCTCCGAGGTTGTTTCAGAGCAGGGCTATGACGCTGAGGCGATCGACCGCGAGATTGCCGCCGACAACCAACGGGCCGACGCACTGGGCCTGAGCTACGACACCGATCCGCGACCTGAAGAGCCGCAGACGACAAACGAGAGTGAACAATGACGTCCTTGCGAAATGAACTTCCGCGCTTGTTTGGCGCACGGCCTCTCCTGCTTGAGGCGTCCAAGCTTGACGCCGCTTATGCCGCCCGGCGGCCGTACGGCCTTGAGGACGGTGTCGCCATCGTTGATATTGCCGGCGTGCTCGCCAACGAGCCGTCTCTGTTTGAGTCCCTTTTCCTTGGCGCAACGGCCTACGGCCAGATCCTGGATGAAGTCGAGCAGGCCATCGCGGATCCCGAGGTGCGCGGGATTCTGCTGCGCATCAGTTCCCCCGGTGGCGATTCGGACAACGCTTTCGAGACTGCGGCGGCGCTGAGCCGACTCGCCGAGCAAAAACCGATCTGGGCTGTGTCCGATAACAGCGCCTTCAGTGCGGCTTATCTGCTGGCCTCGGCCGCCGCGAAAATCTACGTGCCCGAATTCACCGGCGGCGTCGGCAGTGTCGGCGTCTATGTCGAGCATGTCGACTGGAGCGAGTACAACCACAAACTCGGCGTGAAGGTCACCTACATCGCCGAGGGCGAAGGCAAGACCGCCGGCAACCCCAATGAGCCACTGTCGGATGCCGCGCGCAGTGC